ACCCATCAATTACCGTAAATCCAGCATTGTCTTCTTTTGTAACGCCAGAATCCAAAAAGTAGGCATCCTTTATATCTGAACCAAAGTCGATAGGTTTTAACCTTTCTATTTGACGTCGCTCATCGCCATCGATATCTCGCTGAACTGCTAAATAAACCTCTTCTTCGCCTGGCGTTGAGCTTGAAATGACAGCAACACTTTCAACAAACCCATAGGGACGAACGGTGCTTAAGCTACCACCCAGCTGATGCTCATGCCATGCAACCACATCTTCTTCGCGTCGGTAAGTCATAGCAGCTAGCTTGCCATCCTCAAGAGCACACCAAACCACGTTGTTTGGTTCTTGCTGATAGGCCATCTCTTTGATCTTGCCCTCAGTAATGTGCTCTGCAAGCAATGTCATATCTGGCGCTACATAGCCATCGACATCAAAGTTATAGACTAGCTCTCTCAGCTTGCGCTGCTCTCGCTGCACAAACAATGCGGTAGCTCCGATAACAAGCGGCTGAATATCAGCGCTACCGTATCTAGCCTGCTGTTTGATTTGGGTGTTTAGTGGCGTAATCGGTGCATCAACCGAGCCAGCCCTTACTGCAAACTCACCGCCCGAGGTGCCGACTAGCAGCACTCTGGATGAAGTAAGATAACGAATGACGTTTACTTGGTTAGATCCAATCGTATAAATCAACGAGCTATCATCTGCTACGCCAGCAGTGAAGTTTGTAAAATCACCACTTACCGAAAAGAATAAGGTTTGCGGCTGAGACGCTGTGCTAGCAAACACTAATCTTTGCTCAAAGAATGCAATGCAGGACGGAAAGCCCGTTCTATCCGAAAATGCGCCTAGCTGATATTCGTCGTCGGCAATCAGGTCGCCAGTAAGCGTTATGCTCTGACCTTCATTTTGGAAATGCAGATCGTTGCTAGTAGATAAAGTGATAATACTGTCAGTGACACTTACAATTAGAGCGCCAGAAAAATTGTTGCCATTAACAAGCTCTGCACTAGAAACGCCCGGCGTTCCTGACCCTGTTGCGTCTTTCCTTGTTATGGGGTCAATTAAATAAAACTCATCTGGTACTGGGTCTCCACTGCTGTCTACCTCTACTTCAACCTCATAAAAAAAGTCATTAATTGTTGCGCCTGATGGAAAACTCATAGTCACGCCAGTGACTCCGGTAAGTTTAATCAGGTCTCCATCAATTAAATTATGAGGCCCATCAGTAGTCACTTTTATTCTTGAGGCAACACTCATTGAGCTTATGTCAATATTGGCTGATCCGGTACCGCTTATCCGCATTCCGACCTTAAAACCTTCGGTAATAAAGTTACCGGCACTGTCTTCGATAAAGTCATTGTGAGCCAACCCAGTAGCATCAGGATCGCCTTCATGGAAGCTAATCGTAGTCGCCGTATAAGACGGCATTAGCTCTTCTCTGAAATCCTCATTTTCTAAGACGGTGGCTGTCACACTGAGATCAGCTGCAACGCTAGTAATCTCTGCATAACCATCATGCAGCTTGATGATCCTGCCAACATCGACAAAACTAAACACAGTATTAGGTGACGCCGTAATGGTTACGCTACCAGTGCGGCCATCTGCAATTACTGTCGAACCATCGAGCGGGCTATCAAGAAGTGGACCGCGCCTGAACTCAATATCAGTGATAGTCCAAGCCGTATCGGATGTTCGTGCTATCTGCTTAGGCTTATGATCTGGATGCACGATATACATGATATCGGCAGACTGCGTAAACTTGAGTCCTGCTAGCTGTGCAGCAGTGTACTCGGTTGTTACTTCTATTGGCGTGCCGCCACCTACAATCGCGCCATCTTTGTAGATGCGAAACTTGAGATTTGAGAACTCAAGCACATAGGTTTGCTCTACATTGAACTCAAAGGGTATCAGCCTTACCGATGCGCTTTGCGATGGCGTTGGAGCGCTAGCAATAAACTCAGTGCCTGGTCTGCGGGTGACACCGCCCTGTGGGAAGGTCAGAAAGTTTTGTAGCTTCTTGCAGCCGTTGTAATACTTATTGAGATCGGTACGACCGTCTAGCTTGGGCGAAAGCTCACCAGCAGTAAAGTTAGTGAACGGCGCGCTTGATTTCGCCATGACTTAAAACCTCGATCGTATAAAGGTATCTGCCTCAATAGCACCAGCATCGGCAACACTGTTAATGCTTGCAGGCGTGCCCTCAGTCGCACTAACAAACCGCGCTTCCTTGAGCTTGTCCTCGTACATAATACGCATCTGCTGCGCCAGGCTGTTGCTACCCACTATGGGATACGCAATATCAGCAGCAATTGCCGCAGTCAGAGTTTCGAGCAACAAAGAGTCGTACTCGCTAGTATCGGTGATACGCGCCAAGTAGATGAGATCAACCGTATCTTCGTCGCAGAGAATCTTCCGACCTTCAAGTCGGTAGGGGATGTCGTGATAACGGAGATACAAAACACGCAAGCAGTAAGGGTCAGAAGGTAACGTAAATGCGTTATCAAACTCAAAGGCCGGCTTAACTGCATCGGGTGCTAGTGTCACTCTGCGTGTTAGTGCTTTCCAAGGATGTGCTCGGAAAACAGAATCTCGGATGTATTCGTATCGCTGGTTGCATATCCTGGCCGCCTTACTGTCTTCAGTTAGGCTCAGAATATTGGACGCGCCAAGCTGATTAAGCGCGCTATTACATATATCGATAATCGATGCTGCCATTAGTGAACACTCTCTATATCGTCACTTGGCACAAATTCTATATCGCCAACAGCTAATCTGCCATCCATTAGAAATGTATAGGCAAACTCGCTAGCCTCTTCTGCTGAATCAAAACCATCAAGAGAAATTAAGACGGCGTGGCTCCCGTCCTCGCCCTCTGCAACGTGTACTGCAAGCGTGGCATTCATACGAACTCCAGGAGAAAGGGGGGCAAAGCCCCCCGTTAGCTTTAGTCTACGACGTAGAACATAACCAGCTCGATGGTGCCAGTACCGGCAGCATTGAGCATAGTGACAGTAACAACGTACTCGTTGTCAGCATCTTCTCCGTCAAGATCAACTTCAGTGTTAGCGCCCAAAGCAAGGGTTGCTGCTACGTTTGCACGACCGGCTGAAGTAGTTGCTGTTTCACCCAAAAACTCATCGGGATCGGCGGCAACAGTAGAGCCAGCAGAGTTAACGTATTCAGCGTGACCCACGCTGATGTCAGTGTTTGCGCCAAGGTTATCGAAGTAAGCAAAACCTTCAACGATACGAGCACCGTTAGGCAAAGCGAACATTTCGATCACATCATCAGCAGCAAGCGCAGACGCCTCAAAAACAGCACGAGCAACTCGGAGGTTGCCAGCAAGCTGGTTTGCTTTTACGAACTCAGAAGGATCATCCTGAGTAGTGTCTGTACGAACGTCAGAATATACAGTAGCCATCAGTCAGTCTCCTTATTAGCCGAATGTGTAGCTTTCAGTTTCATCGCAGTCGATCTGCACAATCTTCTCTTCTTCCATGCGAGTCGCACCGAATGTTGCACAGTAGTAAACCTGTGTAGAGAAAGACTTGTCAGCACGCTCTTCGATGCGAGCCATAACGTCTTTACCAACCGCTAGCTTGATGCCGTCTTCCGCATAAGCAAAACAAGTACGGATGTCGCCAGTCTTGCTCAGTCGGTTAGATACGATGAACTTAAAGCCCATGAATGTATCTACTTCACCGCGAACCAAAGCCTTAACGGTGTTGAAGTCAGACGAGGTTACCGCAGTCTCGTTCAACAGACGCTGAATCTGGAAGGGAGAAACGACAATGTAACGAGCAATGCTTGGATCAACAGACTGAACGTCGAGCTTCTGCTTTGCTTCGATCAGCTTCTCGATAGTCAGGTCAGTAGAACCGTTTGCGATCTGCTGAGCAGCAGGCAATGAAGTGCTAGTTGAGCCAGACTTGCCAGTCTTAGCAACGCCAGTAGCGGCAGCGATGATAGAGTCATCCATTGCACGACCCATTGCAGCAGCCGCAGTACGGGCATATGCAGAAGTTGGATCGATCAACAAACGAACTTTATCAGCGTCATCGATTAGGTCAGCCCACTCGTAGCTGTCCATAGTAACCATACGACGCGAGTGAGGCGTATCAAGGATTGGTGTGTCAGAGTGACGTGAAGTACGCTTCACTGCCGCAGACTGACCTACCTGGTCAAAGAACGCTTTTTCACCTGTAACTGATTCCTCAGATACAGAACCACGCAGCAAGCTGCCCATCTGCTGTGAAAGCAACTGGACATTGCTGCTAAACTGCTGCACGAATGCAGTTGTAATTTGAGTAGACATAATTGTCTCCTATTAGCAATGTAGAGTTGGTTTCGCTACCCGACGACCGCCGGACGATAGATTTGTTTGACAGTTTGCGATCTGTCTAACGGCAGGGGCTTACGCTTGTCCTGACTTAGCAGTGCTACTCTTACCTCGGGCCGTAGGCTTGTCGACGGGTTTTTCGCACCAATTTAAAAATGCTTCTGCGGTAGCCAGAGGATCTCTGATCATCGCAGGTGTTCCAAACTCGAGTGTACTCTTTAAAACCTCAAGTTTAAACTCTCGATCTGTTAAATTTTTATCCTGTGGCATATTCTCTCCACTTCATCGCTTCTTGAACGTACCACTGGTGCTCTGGATGACGCGAATCCCAGTACGGCGTATTGGGTTGTGTCAGCTCTGATATCTTTTGCATGGCATCGCTAGGTGTTACGCCACCGTTAGTTTGCACGCCTTCGAGTGTATCCTCGCCTACGCGCTCACGCAGATAGACACCCATGTTAGCCAGCATACGGATGACTTCTGGGTTATCGCCTAGCAATGTGCCATCAGCTAGCTGGATCTCTGTCATCTCGCTATTGCCAAATTCTGCAAGTACGCCATTGGCTAGATTCATTCGATCATCAAACGCATTGCCAAACTCTTTTCGTAGATCGCTCTCGACCTGATCGACCTGTGCTTGCAATTCAGCACCCATTGTCTCAGCCTGACCAAACGTCATCTCGTTGTAGGCATCAAGCATCACCTGGGCTTGTTGTGGGTTCATGCCAGCCTTGTGCGCGGTTTCTTTAAACCACGACACCATGCCATCATCCATTTCCGCGCCTTCAGGCAGATTGTTATAGGAAAACTCGTAATTATCTGGTGACTCTGGACGGCCTAGCTTTGCATAGACTTCGCCCCACTCATCAGCAGTAGCGCTCTTGCCAGGCAGTGCAATCTTATCAGCGCCAACCATCTGTTGTGCATGGACATAGCTTTTGGCTAATGCGCCGATATCGTTAATGTGTTCGAGGCTTGAGTGCCCTCGGATTTCTTCTGGAATACTATCTCGCCAGTCTGCAACAGACTGAGTTACCTCTGGTGCATCGACTGCTTCAGAGACTTCAGCTACCTGTTCTTCACTCATTGATTTGATCCTTTAGTCTTTGATCCCATTCGGCCAGCATATTTTTGATAAACAGCACTACCGTTCGCTGACCTTCACGATAGGCTGTGTCCGTCGCTTCCGACGAATACGTGGATGCGTTGAGGTAAAAGCGAGCCTCCATGTGCTCTAATACTTTTTGACCGTCATCCGTTTCAAATGTTCTTTTATAAAACCCTTTTAAATCATCATTCATTACTGACCCTCTAGCGCTCTATAAGCAGGCGCAGCCTGACCCGCGGCCTCCATGAGCTGTACTGCCTGCTGTTGTTCTTCTACTGCGGCTTGTGCTTCTTGTCGCTCTGCACGTATTTCCGCTACCTGATCATTCCCCCGAATAGTGGTTGCCGGTACACCTAGCACTTTGAGCAGATACTTAGAC